CGTACCCCTTGCATATTCTTGAACCGTGATTTCTGGTTCTTTGATAATACGTACTGTATCACCAAAATTTGCGATTTCACCAAAGTAATCACTGTTGGTAATATCTTCAATCACGCTAGTTTTACGGAAAGCCGATTGTACCTTCTTACTGTAAATAACAGGTGAGAAGTTACCGTTAGGTAGGTTTCCGTAACCAGCAGCAGTCTTAAAAGCCATTGGTCATCTCCTTTCGGCTATTATCGAAACGAGCCAACTATTGACAATTCAAGGCTACATCTTTAGGGTGAGGAAAACCTGGCCTAACGAGTGTAGGTAGTTGAAACTTCTTCAGTTAGCATAAACAGGAAGGTAGTCTTATTTCTAAGAGGCTTCCGAACACTAGCAAATACCTATGCTAGTTTTAGTAATATACAAAGTATATCACATTTTAATTAATTTGTCAAGACTTTTTTATCTTGCAGCACCAGTTAAATCATATATAAATGTACCATTTGCTATAGATTCTGTGATTGCTTCTTCATTCTTTTCCCATTCTTTAGAGGAAAGACTTTTTACGCGAGACTCAGACCAAGCACTTTTGTCTTGTGTCTTTGGTTCTTCTGCTCTTGACGTTCTTTTAATTGACTTAGCTGCATCTTTAGTATTAGCTTTAGGTTTAGTCTTTTGTGTTTCTAGTTTATATAAGTCTATAGCTTTTGCTGCAGCCCTTGGGTCATTGTCATTTTCATACAGTGCTGACTGTATCCACTTTGGCTGTTCTGCAACCCATTCATGGAATGCTTCATCAGCCCTGATCTCTGCAAAGTCTGGGTGTAGTTTCTCTAACTCAGCTTCAGCTTTCTGTAACTGAACTTGAGTTTGCATTTCATCTACATACTTAAGTCTTTCTTCTACATCTTTTCTAGCTTCTATAGCTTTCTTTGTAGCAATAGTTTCTACTATCTTTGCAACGTCTGGATACTTTTCAGTCCACTCTTCTAACTCTTCATCAGACTTTGGTAGCTTTACTTGTTTCTTTGTTAAGCTTTCTACCTGCTGTTGTAATTTACGTAGTTCGTTTGTGTGTTGATCCTGTAGCTGTTGAGTGTGTCTTCTAAGATCACCATACCTTTTCTTAAAGGTTTTCTCTTCAGCATCTAAATTCTCATCAGACTCTTCTACTTCTTCTGTAGGATTTCTTTGAGCCTCTAGTTCTTCGATTTCTCTTTCTTCTTCTTCAATAGTCTTTTTAGTGTAACGCATGGGTGCGTTTTTTACTTCTTGTTGTACTGCTTCCATTTTATTTACTTTCTCCTTTGGGGGCATCTAGTAGCTTTTCACCATGAAAAGGGTAGAAGGTAGCCCATACTAATGTCACACCGTTACATCATTTCTAGGTGACATTAAACTTGCAAGAGGAACATAACCAACTCCCTCTATGTATACGTTCTTAGTTATTAAGTCTGAAATTACATCATCAACTTTATCTTGTTTTATATTTTCTTCTTTTATTTCAAAATCTGAATCACCAGGTTGACCCATATCTTTTTCTGCTGCTTCTCTGGCTGCTGCAGCTTTCTCAGTAACATCTATCCCCATTCTTTCACCAAATTTTCCTGCGGCATACATAGCTCTCTCTAGTGGACCTTTCTTAGACTTTTCAAAGGCTATATCTAGTTCTGTAGCATTTTTATCTAATCCTAACGCTTCTCTTTCATTACTAGGCATACCTCCTCTTTCTGTGTCAGTTAACCCATCTTTATCTTTTTCTCTACCTTCAAATCCAAGTTCTCCCGGTCCTGCAAATCCTCCAAAATCTGTTATATCAGGATCGACTCCTTCTTCATCGGTTTCGTCATCTTGACCTGCATCTGGAGGAGTATCAGGATCTTCTACATCTCCTGCTCCTGTGTCATTATCATTATCATTTGTTCCAGTACCACCAGGAGCAAACCTTAATGGCTCTGGACACATCATACCTTTTGGTTTAGCTGATGCAATAATAATAGTGCCTTTAGTTACACCTTCTTCTCCTTCAGCAAATTTCATCTCATCATCATCGTCTTCAGGCTCACCATTCTTATCTACGTTCTGGATCATGCCTAGATCTTCCATCTGCTGTATCTCTGACAATACCTGACGATGCATATCCATGATACGCTCTAGTCCTATGTATCTTACTACATTAGCAGGTAGTACATATTCTCCTTCTGACAAGAGTGCAGGTATATCGTCTGCTACTTCTTCAGGTTTAGCTAGAGGTGGTGGATCACCTTCATCCTCATCCTCATCATCTTTACCATCAAAGTCTGCTTTGACTTCACCACCTTCTTCAAAGTTCATTACTACATCATCATCCTCATCTCTAGGATCAGCTTCACCTCCCATAGGCATAGGCTCATCAAAGAAATAATCTGCACCGATATTTACTTCTGATTCAGAGTCTCTTCCTGTACCAACACCAGTTGTAAATAAACTTTTTAAGAAACCAAAATCTATAGGATCTCCTATTACATCATCACGTTCATCTCTAGGATCTGCCTCACCTCCTACGTCCATAGGATCGTCAAAACCAACATCAAATTCAGATCGCTCTCTAGGTTCTAGGTTTCTATCTAGTTTATTTAATTGACCATATCCTATTTCAGTAGCATCATCAAATCTGTCAGTAAGAGCATAAGATATACTATCCTCTTCTGGACCTTCAGCTAGGTCTTGATTTACAGATGCAACATTAGGGAGTAATTTTGCACCAGCAGGAGATTTAACGTCTTCTGTAGTTGGATCACCTTCTACTAACATTTGTTTTTCTGGTTCAAATAAATTTTGAGTTGCCTCTAGATTATCCATGTCTGTAGTTTGAAGTTCTGGTGCTGTGCCAACCTTATCACCACCGTATGATACAAGTGGAGCATCTACATTACTAGTATCTCCAATCATATCAGGACTTCCTGCTTCTTCTGAAAGAATAGTATCTGGCTTACCACTTACTCCAATGTCAGATGTATCCATTGCTGGAGCCATTCTAGATATAAGGTCTTGAAATTTTTCATTTGTAGTTTTAAGTTGATCTATATTAAATTTGTCAGATGCCTGAGCTTTACTAATAAGACTAATTTTTGAACTTCCTCTTTTAAAAGTTTCGGGAGTTAAAAAATTTTTTATCATGTCACCAAGCTGGTAAAACATTTTTATTACAGAACGATCTGGTAATTTATCTACATCCTTTACAAAATCCTTACTTCTAGCTAACTTTTCTATCTGTGATGTAGTTGAACCATCACTTGGACCTAGTGCTTTCAGAAGTCCTTTAGTTGATTGTAAATCTTTAATAGTTTCTTGTACTTCTTTTTCTTTAAATGCAGAACGCATTCTATCTACAACATTATCTATTCTTGGATTGCTTTTCTTTTCTTCATCAGCAAGCATTCTTTCTGTATCATCAGGTCTTTCTTTTGGAAAAGCAGGATCATAAAACTGTTTTAAGGCTGACTTAACACTTTTAGTTTCAGCTTCTTCTATTTCCATTTCAGGAGTAGTTCTGTCTAATCTAGTAAATATACTATCAGCCCATTCTCTAATATTACCATCACCTGCATACTTATTTATATTATTTCTTCTAACCTCTCTCTGTTTTCTTGTTTCGCGTGGATTAATTGCTTTATATGCAGAGTCAAAGCTATCAAAATTTTCTATGCCTTTACCATTTACAGGAGATTTTTTTATCCAAGATGCATAAATTTGTGCGGCTATTTTTGGATCAGATGCAAGATCAGGAGATTTTACCAAATCAATTCCTAATCTATCGCCCATTGTTTTATAATTTGCTTTACCAGTTAGTTGAACAAACCCTCTTCCTCTATACTCATACCCATCATCAGGTGCAGTATTGCCTGGTAAATTACGGTAAGCTACGTTAGCGAAAGCTCTAGGATTATTTAAAAGTTTTCTTCGTTGTTTAATTGGTAATTTATTTATTGCATCAATACCTGCTTTTTTTAGACTAGGAATACTTGTGTAGTTTAAGTTTTCTTCTAACCTTTCAAAAAATCCAGTTTCATGGGCAGCAGTTCCTAAAATATTTTTTAATCTTTCAGGAGAAATATCTCTTGTAACAACACCTTCTTCCATCAAAGATCTTAGTAGAAAAGATCCTAAACCTGCAAATGTTCTTGGGTCTGTATTAGCCATATCAAGTTCCTTTAGCTGTCGCTTGTATCTCTAGTCGCATACTTTCCATACGTTTAAGTATGTGAAGTTGTCCTTGCGCTCTGTATATTTCTATATCATCATCACTTTGTTCTAGGATACGATAAGCATCTTCTTTCTTTGTATTCAGGTATATTAATAATAGTTCATCAAAGTCTGGTTGATTTACTAACGGTATTAGATCTTTTGCTGTCTTCTGATCAAGCATTACCACCTGCCTGTTGTTGCAACATAGCCATTAGTTCTGGTGGTAGTTGTTGTCCTTGACCACCTTGAGCCTGTTGCTGTTGCTGTTGTGTTCCTGCATTAGGACCACCACCTGTAGCAAACCCTTGTTCTCCTGGTGCAGGTGCTTGTCCAGTTCCTATATTACCTCCACCTGTTCCTGTTGGGTCCATAGGTTCTGGATTTTGCTCTGCCATCTGTTGTTGCATTTGCTGTAGCAGTATAGCCTGTCTAAATGCTTCTTCAGGATTGTTTGTTACCTTTTCTACATCCAGATCCATTGTCGCTGCTATCTCACGCATGATATATGGGAACTTAGCAAACGGTGCTAGTACAGGACTGCTTGCAATCTGTAGGAAACTAATAAGACGTTGTGACCTAACTTCGTTCTTCATAAAGCTTTCTGTGCCTCTAGCTCTAATCTCTAGATCACCTTTTATGTCTGGATCAAAGTCAAACTGCATATTAAATGCAAACAATGCTTCACCCATAGGACGTAGCATATAGTCATCCATGTTCTTAATCACGGTACGTATTGCGTTACTGGCTGCACCCATTAGCATAGATAT